CATGCCCATGTCTCACGCTGGTCTAGTGTAACCTTGTCGTTACCATACAGGTTGGCACCATGAATACACAACCACCGTGCATCATCCCAGCTATTGATAGCCATGGGATAGCCAAACTCTAGCAGTGCCTTACTCCAATCGGCAGACTGAGGTGAGAGGAACGTGCTGCTTGCATACTTGCGAGAACGGAAGTCGTTCTGCCACACGTAGTAGAACCTGTCGTACCTAGCAAACTGTTCTGCTATCTGTAGTGTACGCTCTACTTGTATGCGCTTGCTCACGCTGCGGTTGTTGAGAGAGTAGATGTGATTACGCTTGCGTGACCATGCACGAAACTCATCCCTCTCATCCTCAGTCAACTGCTTGGGGTCACGGTCAAAGGGATACTCAGGTAGTGGTATATCCTCTTTGGCTGGTAGCTTACCCCATTCATGTCCGTTGTCCCATATGGTACGCATCACCTCAAGCAATGGCTTGTTGATACGCCACTCTGTTTGTTGCAGTGTGTTAAGACAGGCATACTCTTGGCTCAAGTCTTCCTGTCTTAGTCTGCGTAAGTGTGTCTTCAAACTCATTTGCGCCTCACTATAGGTAGTTCATCTATATCGTGACCATGAAACCCACCACCCTGTACATCTGTCCAGTCCTTGGGTGGCACTATGCAGGGTAAGTAGCGTGGCCTTGATACTTCCATGTATTCGTTGAACGCTTGGATAAACTCTAGCGTACCGTCAGTAGGTTTGACATAGGTAGCCCTACGTCTACGCTCAGTCTGCTGTGTGTCCAGCTTTACAATGCCTGTGTGCTGGATGATTATGTCCACCATCTTAAAGCCTACATGCACACGCTCTGACTTCAGCCATGCTAATTCTTCGTACCCATCCTTGTTCATCTTGTGCGTCAGGCCGTAGCGTCTAGCACCATAGGCTTTCTTCATAGCCTCTTTGATTGTGTTCTTGGCTACACTACCCTCTGCGTGTACCCATCTGTCTAGTCTATCCTGCATCTCAATGTTAGTACCAATGGTACGTGCCACATGCAGCAGTGTGTTCTTCCTGCTGATGCTGTCAACCAACGACACCACTGAGAGGTAGGCTACCTGCTCTGCATCCATATCCCTGACACGCTTCCATGCTATGTCTCTTGATGGATTGTTAGGGTTGGCTAGGTACTGTTCTATACCCTGTGCTACCTGCCCCACAACTGTACCCACAATGGCTCTACCATGTGGCAGGTGTGATTCCCTACCCTTTTCAATGGCCTTGTCTCTGGCCTTCCTGAAGCGATTGACACCACCTGTCAGCATGTCTGCCTCAAGTTCAAGCTGATGCTCAAATAGGTCTTGGTTAGTTTCTAAAGTTACAACCATGAGAAGACCCCCTTTAACTATATACTATAGTATGTTTAACATGTATTACATTTAGGACATGTCTTAGATGGATAGCATCCCTGCTATCCCGATGGTGAATACACCTGCTAACATGACTACAAACTGTACACCTGTCACTGATTCATAGTCACCTAGCATACCTACTACTGCTACTGCTATCATAGATACAATCCATACTGTAAGTAGTACATCCATCATGCTTCTCCATAATTCTCAAGTAACCAAGTCTCAAGTGGTGACTGGATTACTGCTTCTGGTTCTTCTGCCCACTGCATCTGACACTCAGGGCAGTAGTATTCAATCATCCCATCCACTGCGTACAAGGCTTCAGCCTCACCACTACAGTGCATACAGTTCTTATACCCCATGCTCATTGCTCTGTCCTTCCTCATTGGTACGCAACAATTCCCCAGCTACATACCCCATCTTAAACTTGATATGATACTGAGCCTGTTTGTTCTTATCATACTGGTTGTCATAAGTCAAGCCATGATAGCCATTGTGATAGCCCATAACGTAGGCATCATCATACTTGTTGCGTCCCTGATACATTGTCTGTCTCCGTCTAGTCTGCATCACTGCTCTGTGTACTGGTGTTACCTTCATTAGAACATTGGCGTAAACTCTACGCCATCCTCATGCTGTTGCTTTAGACTGCGTAGTTGCTGTCGCATAGCTGTTACATCCTCACCATCCCACTCTGCATCTTGTATCTTGATGGATAGTGCTGTCATTTTTTTGACAGTATACTCTAGCCTATCGTCAGAGTACACGTCCTTGCAGTATGTATCAATGTACATGCTCATCTTCTACTCCCTGTGCATACAGAAATTCCCCTGTGTCACGAATAGTATTCAAATTTATACCGATGGTTGCATTATGCCAAGACTTTAACTTGTGTAACACATCAAGTGCTTGTTCTTTTGTGAGCCAGTCACACTCTATCATTACATCCTCAACAGACCACACGATTGCAATCTCATCGTCTTTTAGTTCAAGCTTTGTCATTGTCAATCTCCTCTACGTCATTGTCTATGATAAGACTTAGCATAGGTTCGTTGTCATTGTCAATGTCTAACGACACCACGTACTGGTTTGTCCAGATAGACAAGTCACCACGGTACGCCTCGTATAGTAGGTCATACATCTCTTGTGCCTCGTATACTTCGATGGCCTCAACAATCACATAACCCTTACGCTGCTTGTCGTATTCCATTAGGGTCATGGTGTGTGCGCCTTCACCGTCCTGTGTTATGTCCAGCCTGTAGCTGTCGTCTAAGTGTAGCTGTAATGTTCTCATCATTTTACAAACTCCTCGCTTGGTATCTTGTCCCACTCACTGCGTCTAATCTTCCACTTGTCTCGCTGTATGGGTGTGCAAAACCTCACCCACTTCCTGCCTACTACTACCCACACTAAACGTGTGCCGCATACAGGCCAGCGTGTGTCGTATAGGTCACACCTAAACAACTTGGCATTAGCCCATGTTTTTTCTGGTGGTTTTTCTATGCAATGGTTAGTCATTAGTCCATCCTCGTCACTGTGTAACCGTCATCAGTTGGTATTGCTACCAAGGCGTACGGATAAAAGTACACTGTACCCTTGTGCGTCTGCATCTTGCCTATGTATGGCATGTCAGGGTCTTCGTCATACTCACTGCTGTATGTGCCATCATCTGCCACAGTACCATTAAACTTGTGCAATGGGTAGCCGTAGCTTTTTTCTAGATAGTCTGGCAGACTATCCACCTGTAGTAACACAGCCTCAGTCACCCAATAGGGCAGTACCCCTAACGATTCGACAAGGTGTTCTTGTGGTGCGTCATAGTCTTTGTTGTTGATTACTAGTGTCATGTCCTAATCCTTTCTTACCTCTCTGTAAGTGTCCAGCTATGGCGGCAGTTAGTCTTCCAGTTGTTCTGTGTACCATCCCAATCGCACTCGTAGACTGTGCAGATAAAGTTACCTGTATCCTCATCAGTATAGGCGTTCAGGTCAAACATCCTGTCACCTATCTGGATGCCGTACCAATCTTCATCACAGCAATTAGCCATGTCTTGAAGAATTACTGTGTCATAGTAGGCAGTCAGATATCCACGTTCATAGTCAGATAGTACTAGGTCAAACCCACTGTCATAGTTATCAGTCATTGTCTTCCTCCATGTCAAAGCCCCCTATGTAATGTTGTGTATTCTGCGCCATGCTACCCATGTGATAGCTTGCATCTCATATGCTTTGATACCACACTGCTTTGCCGCATGTCTATATAAATCTTGCAACATGGCATATTCTTTTTTGCCAATGTTAGTCTTGTCATCCGTCAAGCCTACTCGCTCACCATACGCAATGTTTCTGGCATGTCCGTCTATGGTGCATGTGTCCTCGCCCATGATGTTTTCATAGAAACATACTATCTTTTGCCCATTGAGTATAGCCTTGGTCTCTGCATAGTCTGGCATGTCTTGCAGTATGCGCCACGCCTTGGCTCGCATGGTATGGTATGTGCTAACTTTTACCGATTCGATATGGTCGCCACGCATAAACGCACCTATCAAGTCGTCTGCATTGGTCACGTTTCTGTGCCACTTGTTGTTGGGCGATAGTGCCGCCACAACACCCACTGCAATGTGCAACGATATGTCGTGTTTGTCTGCTATCTTTTGGCACTCGCACTTGGCTACATGATACCATGTCATGCCATGCTTGACCTCTTCTGGATTGGCAAGTTTATAGATTGCCAGTATGTTTGCTACAGTCATTGTCTACTCCCTAGCTATTACAAGGTACAACAATGACTAGCACTGTTGTCCCCTATATGTCAAGTGCGTGTAATGTCTGCAACACCTCCGAATGTACGGTTAGCCAATGCTGGCACATGTAAGTACCGGCTAACCCTGCCTGTATGCAGTCCCATAAACGTGTTGCCACTGCTAACACCGAAACGATACTTGCTAACACGTGGCCGCTTGCCTACTACTGCTACAGTTTTGCCGAACATCTTGATAGTTTTGGTTTTCATAATGAAGCCCTCTCTCAATATAGGCGCACCATTGCACCTTGTAATAGCTAGGCGTTTTTACGGTTGCTATCCCGCCCACGCCTAGCTTGGCACCAGACCTACGCCCCACCTTGCCAGCTACTGCTAGGATTTTATAGGGTCTGTAGCCACGCCGTTCCACGGACTTCGGTTGTCTTATCGCTATCAAGCGTATGTTTAGTCTCTATACGGTATTCTCTTTTATTCTGTTAGTCAATCCATATTCGTATTTAGTCTGCTATTCTTTTTTAGTCTATAGCCTAGCATGGTTGAGCGTATCGCTTATGCGCTTTCTTTCGGCCTATGTCGTAGGGCTGTTGTCTGCCTAGGCAGTGCGTCGTTCCCTTCGACACCACAAAGACTAACACCAAATAATTGAGAAAGTAAACGACTAATATTTGACACTTGTAGCGTCAGAATATTGACAAGTGTCAGGTTTTTGACAGGTGTTTATATATATTATAAGTATAGGAAAAAAACAGATAGAGAGAGACACAGAAGTGTGTCAAAAATGTCACACATGTTGCACATTTATCACAAGGCAATGCTAAACATGTTGGAAATGTAAGAAATGTTTAACGTGGCGCATAATGTTAGGCATGGCTAAGATGTTTTGCATGTGCTATAATTTTAAGGCATGAGGGGGTCACGCGCATCTACTAATATTATATACCCCCTCAGATTTTTTCGTCATTTTTAGGCCTGTTTAGCACCTTTAATGGTGCATACAAAGTCTATAGTTTTCCAATGACCATCTGGTGGATACTCTTCGTGTATCACTTTTAACTCAATGCAAGCAGCATAAGTATCAAACCACTGTACATCTTGTGTCAAACATTTGACATCTGTGCAAACAGTAAGCAGTAGTGTCCATATAACTTCCATGTTCTTGCCTTAATCTCATAGCCGATGCATAAGCAGCATCACTACAGTATGTAAAACATGTCCTAAATGTAATACATGTTAAACATACTATAGTATATAGTTAAAGGGGGTCTTGTCTAGGATGTAACTTTAGAAACTTATCCATCCATCCTGCTGCCTATCTACTGATGCTACGTTCATGTGTGCCATAAACTTTTCTAGTTCATTATCCAGTAGTTCTTCTTTTCTTGTTCGTATTTCTGTATCTGCATCAGCAGCCATTTGCTCTGTCCAGTACTGCACTGCCATAGCAAGTACGTCAAGTCTATCGTCATGTGCTAATGCTCCAC